AGCCACGAGGCGATCGTATCCCGCGCGAACACCGCCGCGCGCAGTGCCGCGGCCTTAGCGGGGAAGGATCCTTCCGAGATCAGCCGGCCCGAACGGTCGAAACGGTCCGCCGTGGCATCGAAAGCGTTCGCCTCGATGGCCGTGATCTCATCGGCCAGTCCGATTTCAACCCATTGCCACGAATCCTTCGTGGCGCACTGGACTCGGATCGCCCCTTCGATGATCCGTCGCGAGATGCCCAGTCCCTCGCGCTCGAAACGCGAACGGTAGCCCAGTCGTTTGGCGAGGACTTGGTCGGCGATGTTGGCAAAGCGCCAACCGTTCCCCGCGTGCGGGTCCTTGCCCGCGTCGCCGGGCCACCAATGGCCGTAGTCGTGGCACACACGGGCCGCCACGGCCAGGATGCGCGTCCCGATCGCTTCAAAGCGGGCGAGCAATTCGGGAGGGCAGTCGATCGCCAGCGTCGGGCCTTGTTGGAGCGCCGGCAGTTCGGCATACAGCGCGCGAACGTTCTCGGGAAGGGCATCGAAAGCCGGCTTGGCTACTTGATGCCATGCAGTCCTGTAGTCGAATAGTTTCATGTTAGTATGTGTCCCGCGGGGGCTAGGAATCTTCCGCGACCGTCAGTTCGCCCGTCGGGTGTAGGCTCGGAGCGACCGAGCGACCGTCGCCTTGCGGCTAGGTTTCGTCAATCGAACGGCAGACCATCCATCGGTTCCTCATAGTTGGCACCGCCGCACCACGGGCAGGTGCCTTCCGCCTACCAAGCCGCGTCCGATACCGGGAAACCGTTCTCGCGCATGCCGCTCAAGTGCGCCGCGACTGCGGACGCTCGCGCTTCCCGGTCCCGTCGTTCGTGCCATTCGTCCGATGCCGCCTTGCGAGCCCGATCGGATGCGCCGGGGGCGAGCATGATCCTTTCGAGTTCGCGGTCGGTCATGCGTGCGCATTCGTTCGTGCCTTGCATGTCGGTATGTGTCCCGCGAAGGCTAGGAATCTTCCACGATCTCGGTCCCGACGTCTGTCGTGCCGATTCGCGACGCATGGAATTCGTGAGCCCGAACGTCCCGAGCGTAGTCCGCCAAGGCACCGGCCAGGGATTCGGCCAGACGGAAAGACAAGTAGACCGTCGGCATGGATGGCAGGGATAGCGCGACCGTGTCGCGAAAGCGATGAAGTCGAGCACGTTGAAAGGGTGTGGTGTCCATGATTTCTACCAGTCTTGCACGGGTTTCGTAGCCTTATGGGCGAGGCCTTGTTCGATCCATTGCCGAACCGTCTCGCCTTCCGGGAGTAGGTAGTATCCTGGCCATTCGTTGCGAACGGCATCGTAGACCGCTACCACGTAGCCGAATCCACGCATACCATAGAGCCGCGCTTTCGGGGGCAGGGTCTCGATACGGACATCGGGTAGCATGATGCCAGGATCGTGCGGATGCTCTTTCGGGTCGGTGAGATATGCGACGTCCTTTCTCATTGTGTCACCTTTTCCTCATGAATCACGCGACCGTTCCGACGGTCCGTGATGCGGACTAGGGTAGTGGTCCCGTCCTTGGAGCCGATGCATTCGAAGTCGATGGCGCGGACTACTTCACCGGCGACGCGGAGAGATAGAATCGCGGAGAGTTCTCCGCTGCGTCCGCGCGGTCCCGTGCCGCGGGATGGCCGATGATCGGCGGAAACTTCGATCCAAGAAGGGCGAACGTTACGGGGTTTCATTGTGTGTGCGGGTGTTTGGGTTAGGATCGGGTTAGGTAGTGGCCACGGGCTTCCTCAACGGTCGGAGCAGTCTCGCCCAATGCGCGAAGGATCGTCGCTAGGAGACGGTCGCTACAACGTGTCCGCGCGGCATCGCGCGGCGCTTGCCCGTTCTCGATGGCGAGGGCGATGGCGGAAGCGAGACGCAGGTAGTGAGCCAGGGCATGCGGGTTATACCCTTTGCGTCGGGACTGGGCGCGGTCGAACTCGGTGACCGCATGCACTAGCTTGGTTTCGAGTTTCATTGGTGGCATTCCTCCATCGACCACGTCCGGTAGACGTCGGCAAGGTAGTCTTTCGTCTGTTCGTCGCCCCGTCCCGTGACGTCGACGACGATGCCGGAGAACGACGGGCGGACGGTGACGCGATACGTCTGCCACCCGTCGTAGTATCCGTCGATCATCCGGTGGTATTCGACCACGAAAACGACGCGATCCAGTCTGCTGCGTTCTTCGTCCAGTTTGGTTCCGCAATCGATGCCGCTACCGGACGGTGCCTCGCGCATGATCGCCGCGATGGTTTCCGCGTGCAGGTTCCGTCCGTATTCGTTGACGGGGGACCGTTCGCAATTCGCTCGCGCTTCGATCGCGCTCGCTAGCCTTTGGATGTTTGTTTGCGGTTTCATCGTTCTGTCCTGTAGTGTCTAGGAAGGGTCCGCAATCTTCCGCCAATTGCGCCTAACCTCGTCGCGTTCGTAGTTCGCGACAATGACCATTCGTAACGATGCGTCGATATACGCAGCGGTGCCGCCGTCCCAACGGGAACCGTGATCCGTGACCGATTCGACCGCCCACAAATCCGCGCGGATAGGTCCCGAATGCGTGCCCGGAGGGTGCGCGATGAAGCGGCGGACGGGGACCATGCCGTGGCCGGTGAGCATGCGTTCCGACGGCATGATGTAGTGGTGCGTGGTCATCGGTTCCACCCTCCGCGGAAGAAACGGCCCGCTTCCTTGACCGTTTCGAAACTACGCACCCATTCGTAGGGATCGACCCATACCATCGTGCCGCCGTCGTTCACGCGGATAGTCCCCTCATCGATAGCGGCATCGATGCACGCTTCGATACGGTTCCTGACATCGCCTGACGCGATGCGTTGTTCCGCCGTCTGTTCATCGCAGTAGTCGAGAAGGTCTCCGCGATCGGCAACCGGATCGACACGTTGCCCGTGCCGTTCGTCCCATTCGTCGATCGCTTCGGCAAGCGAGCAACCGACGGCCAGCATCGTCGGTCCGAACTGGGCGCCGAGCACCCATGCGCGGGGATTGTCCATGGACCATCGATGGTGGCCGAATCCGGTGGACTGCCCGACGCAGCCAGATTCGGACCCTAGGTAGATATCTTGGAGTTTCATGGTGTGTTCGTGCGGTAGTGGTTAGACCGGGTTCCCGTCCACGTCGAATTCGTACCCGTTCGCGTCGCAGGTGGCTTCCTTGGATCACCGCGCCACGTGGCGACAGATTGATGCGATTTCGACCGTATCGGGCATGCCGATTCCGTCGGCACCGCATACGTCGTTCTCGGCCGCGTGGTCGCACGCTTGGTCCACTAGATCGGCCAGGGTGCGACCGAGCGTAGCATCATCGTCATCAGCCACGATGCTGCCGGCGCCCCAGTACCCGCGGTGGTCCGTGTCGTATTGGGCATCGCCCGTGTGGAGCGACCACGACCCGCCATCGGTCACTTGGACACGAACGTCGGTCGATTCGATGCCGTGCGCCTTGAGGAAGGCGCGGCATTCGGCCAGTGACTCGAAAAGTGATTCGGCGTCGTTCTCGTCGAAAAAGCGCGCTTGAGTTTTCATGGTGTTCGTGTGGTAGTGGTTAGACCGGGTTAGGAATCTTCCGCACTCTGCGGAGAGTGACATACATTCCCCGCGCTGCCGTACCGTGCCACAAGCTGCCGAACACGTCGCGGACGCGGACGAAGTGTCGAACACCGTAAGGGCCGTAGCGGGTCCGAGGAACCTCCGCGCCGACGTGGACGACCGTACCCAGCTTGCCGCCGGACACCGATTGCCATTCGTCCCCGTGGGAGACTCCACCCATGCCGCTCTTGAGATACCCGAACGCACGGACAGTTGCGGGAGACTGGATCTCGGCCTGAGATTCGGCATCCCCGCACGCCTTGCACAGTTTGGCGCCGTTGGACGATCGGACGGTGTAGCGGCTCGTTCCGCCCATGCCGTCGATGATGTTCCACGCCGGTTCGGTCACCCCGCAGCGGGAACACGTGAACGTGTCTGTTCGCATGCTCGACTATGCCCAGGATTCGCATCGAATCTTCAGCATTCCAGACTTGCCACGGAGTCAACCAAAACCGAGGAAATTCGCCCGGATGGCCGTATCGTGCCAGGATGCACCAGAAATGCCCGGGTAGTTATGGGTCACTTTCCCTATGGCTTGTCAGACTGGAAGGATCCTTCCCATACCGGAAGAATCCAACCTGACCACGTCATAGACATTCGAGGATAAATATCGATCGGCCTTATGGCGCAAGGACTTGCGGCAGAATCTAGACTAGACTGCAAATGGAGTGTGTGGGGGGTCCGAACTCTATAAACCTATGGGAAATGGCAAATTGAAACCTTCGATTCCAACCCTAACCTTTCCCCTACCATTTTCCTAACCCTTCCCTAACCCTATTCTTCCTTATTCAATCCCCATCCTTCCTTCCTTCACCTCCACTTACTTCTAGAAAAAATCCCCCTTCTCTCTAGTTAGATTCTGCCGCAACCCTCGGGAAAAGCCGGGGTTGCGATCGGTAAATAGCCATCGGTCGACCCTCTGCCGAATCTAAATAGCGATACCGGCCGCCCGGCGAAGGTCGCGGACCGCATTCGCCTCGCGACCGGACCATTCTGCACGGGGTTTCCCCTCGCGCGCCTCGAACGCGGCGGCAGCGCGCTCGAACGCTTCGCGACGATCGGCGGGGAGCGAATCGAGAACGTCGGCCAGGGGCGACGGCGCGGCGATAGGGGCGCTGGGCTCGACCGCCAGTTCGGCGAAGCGGGAGCGCCCCTCCCGGATGCGCTGGCATCGGTGAACGTGCCGCACAAGGGCAATGGAGACTTCTGGCAAGCCTTTCGCCTTCGCGTATTCCCACGCGCGGGACAGAGCATCGGCCATGGATTCGGGAACCGAGGGGATCGCTATGGTTTCGTTCTTCATAATGTTCACTCTATCCACCTATCGGCATCAGGAAACAAAGAATTTAGCACGAAGGACGACTTTTAGAGACGCTGCGTAGAGCTTTTTGAGATAGGTGAGCTTTCCCCACCCGCATGTAGAGGCAAATTTTTTGCCGGGTAAATTTTTTCGCCGAATCAAAGACCTACTGTATATTACCTACAAATTTTTTCAGGCCAATCACGGGCCGCATGTATTTACCCTTCCCGCCCACTTACTCGGAATCTAGAATCCTCCCCATGAGCCCTGAACCAGTCACCATCACCATCACCTACGCCGACGGGACGACGAAGGAGCTTCGTCGCGCCGGTCTGCTGCCCGACGTGTTCGCGTCGGAAGACGGCTACCTATACGACTTCAAAGAGAAGACTCTTTACATGCACGGCGGATGGCCGCACTTCCGATACAATGGGACGCTCATCAATGCCAAATACGCGGTCGCCGATGCGTGGATTCCTGATTGGGAGTGTCAGGGCAAGCAGATTGTGGTCGCGGACGGCAACAAGTGGAATGTGGCGGTAGAGAACCTCGCGATCGTATCAGAAGCCGGCAAGGGTCCTCCGAGGACGTCGGCTGTCTATACACGCCTGAAGGTGCTCCAGTTGTTGAAGATCACCAGTGATCTGGCGGACATTGCAGAGGCTCTTGACATCCCGGTCTCCACGGTGAGGAAGATTCAGGCGGAGTCCAAGCCCTAGCACGAAGGAGCAGAGTGCCTCCCCCTGTTTTGTGGTCGGAGTCCAAGCCCTCGCAGGCCCGCAGAACACCTAGACAGGGGTCCGGGAGTCTGATAGGTGTATCGGGTATGACCCGACTACCTACCTACCTTCTCTGCCTGCTGATCGCTGTCTCCCCCGGCTGCACGACCAGCGGCCCGGTCACGGGAGCGGTGCTCGGCGGCGCTGCGGCAGTCACCGCGGTGTTCGACCAGATGCTCGCCGACGAACTCATCAAGCCCGAGCAATACATCCAGCTCACGCGCGGCATGGAGGGCGTGCAGGCGTCGATCGCCGCGGCGGACACCACGGCCAAGGTCGCCCAGCAGATCGCCACCGAGGCGAAGAACGGCGCGGTCTCCCCCGAGACGATGGCCGGCGGCCTCACAGCCGCCTCGGCGGCGGTGCTCGCGGCGATCCGCATCTGGCGTGGCAAGCCGAAGAAGGGTGCTGGTCAGGTGACGCCCACGGCGGCATGAGCCGGTTCGTTCCCGAAGACCCCGAAGACCTCCGATCCTTCCGCTGGATCGCGACGGTCTATCGCACGACGCGGGCCTTGCTGCTCTGTCGTCGGCTGATCGGTCCGGGACATCTCTTGCCGCCCTTCCAGGAGGCGCAGCGCCGCCTCCCGATCGACCCCGCGGCCCTGCCAATCGCCCTCCTCGGCTCGTTGGACGACCTCCCGGCCCTGCCAACCTCCCCAGAAGACGCCCCGCGGCTCGCCAGCGCCCACCTGGGCCTCGCCATCATGCTCGGCGCCGACCCGAACGACGAGGTGCTGCACTGGTTCGCGGGCGACCTGTTCCTGGAATTCTGCCCCTCCTACGAGGCTCTCCAGCGGTTCGAACAGGGTCTCGTCGCGTTCGCCGGGCGGTCCCTGCTCGAAAAGGGGCGTCTGGCGGCCCTGAAACGGCTCGAAAAGGCCCTCGGCCCCTGCTCGATGTTCGAGAAAAGTGACTGGGCGAAGCTGCCACAGCATTACGTGAACGAAATCACGTCCACATCCACGGACGATGACCGGAATTTGATGGTTCACCGACTGGAGGCCCTTCTGGCCCGCGCCCGCGCCAGCCTCGACACCCGCCTCGAACTCAGCATCCTCCGCCAGCTCGGCTCGGTGCAGGGCCTGACCTTCCAGGAGGGCGACAAGTCGATGAAAGAGCTGGCCCTGGCCTTCAGTCAACCTCCCCCGCGGTCCGACGACCTCGCGCGCCTCTCCGGCTAGCCGTGACCACCCTCCTCAGCCCATTTACCCGCAAGCTAAAGGAGGTCTCGACCAACATATTCCGCTTTTCCCGAGAGATAATGCGGTTCGAGCCCACCAAACAGCAGGCGCAACTGTTCGAAAAGGTCCAATTCGAGACCTTTGCCCCGGTAGATCAGCTAAAAAAGGGCATTTATGTGGCCTCCGGACAGGGTCCAGGGAAGACCGCGGCGACCACCGTTTGCGCCGCTTTTCGGCTGATTCAGGCCAAAGACAGCCTCATCGTGGTCACTTCACCCACCGCGGTGCAGTGCCAGGACATCTGGATAGGGGAGTTTCGACGTAGAATCGGCAAAGCAGTGCCGGAATTCCAGCGGCTATTCGATATCTCCAATCGCAAAGTGACCTATTGCGGGCGGGAATCGTGGGGTATCCGCACCAGAACGGCCTCGCAGGACTCGAAAGCGCAGGGCTACCACGAGCAGAACATGACCATCATCGCGGACGAGGCCAGTGGCATCCCGCGATCGATGTGGCAGGTGTTCAAGGGCACCCTGACGCAGCCCGGCAACCTGCTGATCGGCGTCGGCAACCCGAACGACCGCAACACGGAGTTCTTCGACGCCTTCAACAAGGACGCGCACCTCTACCACACCCTCAACTGGTCGTCAGAGGACTCACCCAACGTCGACAAGGCCCACATCAAGAAGATGGAGGCCGAATATGGGCGCGACAGCGACGTGTTCCGCGTGCGCGTGCTCGGCCAGTTCCCCCTGGAGTCGCCGAACGTCGTCATCCGCTACGAAGACCTCATCCACGCCTTCCGGCACACGTCGTTCCTGAGCTTCTTCCTCACCCACACCGCCCAGGAGGGGCGCGACGTGCGGCAGTTCGGCATCGACCTCGCCCGGTTCGGCGGCGACGAGTCGGTGATCTGCGCCCGCATCAACTCGGCGGTCGTCGGTTACCGCTACTACAGCAAGAAAGAGCCCGCGGACGTGCTCCTGGAAGCCATGGCGTGGCAGCACGAACTCGGCTGGCCCGACAACGGCACGGTCTACTGCGTCGATGCCGGCGGCATGGGGCAGGGGTGCATGATCGAACTGTATCGGAAGCGCAAGAGGGTGTTCGAGTTCCACTCGCAAGGCACCCCCAGCAACGCCGACATGTTCCATGATGCCATCACGGAAGCGTATTTCCAGCTAAAGTATCTGACGCGGCAACGGGTGATACACATGAAAGAGGACCTACAACTCCTCTTTCAGTTGGTGAATCGCCAATACAGATACGATAATGAGGGGAAATTCAGGCTGGAGAGCAAAGATGAGTATAAAGATAGGACAGAATCAGAGGAATACACCTCTCCAGACCGTGCCGACGCAGTCGCGCTGGCCTTCTACCCGTATGCTGGGGGCGGCCTAGCCTCGGCGCCGATTCGATGAAATGCCCTGCCTGTCAGTCCGATTTGTTCGTTTTGCGCACCTTCCAGGCGACTGCGGCGGCTGAAACGCGCGATTTGAAGTGCCGGGCGTGCGGCTACAAGGACACTTCTGTCACGTTCCTCGTGGGAAGACCCCAATTCGTAACCCGCGGGCCGCTTGGAGATAAGGGTGCTCAGGCGCTACGATCGAAAATCCAGCGTGGGGAAGTAAGCCCTCCGGCGATCGCGGATAAGACCCCCCAGAAAGCATGCACCGAGGCAGATTCTGCGCCGTCCTGATCGTGCTCTCTGCGGCATGCGGTGCCGCAGTGCGGCAGATCGTTTTCAACTTGCAGGATCAGCGGGAGATGACGGTCGAAGAGGCGCTCGACATCCTGGACCCGCTCACCCTGACGTTCGACCAGCGTGATACGCTGTCGACTCGTCAACTGCGGAAGGCCCTTCAGGTGGTCAGCAGTCTGGAGCGGCTCCATGCAGTCCAGCAACTACAGAAACTCGCAGATAGGTTGAAGCAACATGCCTCAGATCACGGTAAGTAACCCCACGACTTCTCCCGGCACGGTCACGGTCTGTGTCGAACCTGCTCCCACGGAACGAATCTCGTTGGACATCGAGACGTTCGACTCGAACGGGGATCAGTTGGAGTCCTACCAAGTCTACATCTACCCGCCGGATTCGTGCGCCCTGCTGTCGATCCCAGAAGGTTGTTGGGGCGGCTTCGTGAGCGACCCGAACGGGGCGATGCAGAAGAAGGCGATCGTAGTGCTCTGACTACTTAGGGAGGTCGGGGACTGACAGGTCTGGGATCTTGGTGCTCGGATTCAGGGTCTCGAACGCCTGTCGCCAGTTCTTGACACTCTCCCTGAAGACCAGGATCCATGTGTCGGCTTGGCGCGTCTGCATGAAGCCGACCGTGATCTTCTGAATGTCGAGCCTGACGTCGGTAATCCCTTCCTTGATCTGGCTGATGTCGCGATCCTTCTCTTCGCGCAGTGTCCGAACTTCGCGGATCACCGTCTCGTTGATGAGTGTCAGGGCTTTTCGTCCCTCTTCCAGCTCATACTTGATGTTCGAGTAGAGCAGGGTGCCGCTGACCCCTCCTGCAACCAGCGTGGAGACGAGGGAACCCTTGATCCATAGGTTGTCCGCGACCCTGATTTCTCGATCGGCCATGGACGGTCAGACTATCCGACCCTAGCATCTGCCTCAACGTCCTGGGAGCAGGACGTCTGAAACGAGACGCAAGTGGTCGTGACGGCCGGGTTCGAGAGCCCCGGCCGTCGCTTTTTTCAGGCCACTTCCGGCGCCAGCCACGTCCGCGACCCCGGACCAGCCACGAGCTGATCCCAGATCGCGCGAGCGCGCGGGTCTTCCCCGGCGCGCAGCACCGTCGCAGCGGCCAGCGGCATGCCGAAGTAGCGGAACTCGTTGTTCCAGACGACCTCGCCGGCCAGGGGGTATCCCTGCGAGCCCGTGACCCACTCACCGCGGTCCCGATCGAACTTCCAGCCGCGTTCGAGAACGGCCCTGGCGCCCCGCACAGCGAGTTCCAGGCCCTCGATCGGCCCGACCTCGGTGCAGGCGAGATGGAGGCCGTAGGCGCCCAAGGCTTGCTGCCAGGGCATCCACCAGTCGCCCGCCCCGAGCCGCGGATCGTCGCGCCGCCTGTCCCAGATGTCGTCGGTGCGGTTGCCGAGCTGCACCAAATACACTTCAACGACGCGCTTGTGCCATCTCGCTACCACTCTCTCAGCGAGGGCTCGGTTTTCCAGGCAGTGCCACAGGTGCGTGACCAGGATGCCTGCATATCCAACCGAACGCGCGGCGTCGGTGCCGTTGGTCGACCAGCCGGGCTTCATCGACGGCACGGTCTCGGAGAACAGGAACAGCCGGGCCTGCTGCTCCAGCTCCCATTGGAGCGCGTAGCTGCCGGTCAGCCGCGCCGCGGCGGCGAGGGTGTTGATGAGCCAGTGCTCGCGGTCCGGGCCGCCCCAGCCGAAGCACTCGTCGTCGGTCGGCTGCCGCGGCTTGCCGAGCTGGTCGGGGCTCACCCCGCGATGCCAGTGCGGTTTGCCGGCCCAGAACACGCAGTCGGGATGGTTCACCGGGTCGGCCTGACGGCCGTCCACTTCGAGGTAGTGGCAGGGGCGCTTCATCCCCGACAGGGCGGCGAAGTAGGCCACCACGGCGCCGTTCGGCTCGCCACGGACGAACAACTGGTCCTCCTGCGCGCCGGCATCGGCCGATCGCTTCGCCGGACCGATCGAGGGAGCGGCCCACGAGTGCAGCGCGTCGCGGCACGCTGGGTAGTTCTCCATGATCCAGGTGTCGGAGTTGAAGCCGGACGCGGTGCGCGGGTTGCCGCCCGGAAGCAGCCTGCTGACGCCCTGCCCGGCCATCGAGCCGAGCACGGCGCCCTGGGCCGCCTGGAAGGTCTCGGCCGTGACGAGGCGCATCCAGATCAGCGTGAACGGGATCGCCCGGCACATGCCCGAGGCGAACGACGTGTGCGCGAGCAGGGTGTCGGTCCAGCCGCGACCTGGGAGGTGCATCGAGGCGTCGCCCCACTGGAACTTCAGGTCGGACACGGTCTGGAAGACGTCGGGCGAGGCGCCATTCGACGCGGTGAGCACGCACTCGCCGTGCATGAGGCCCGGTTCCTCGGGGCGCCAGAGGAACCAGAAGCGAGCTTGCAGCAGCGGCGCGACCGTCGCGCGGGCCTCGACGACGAAGCCGGCGCCGTCCTCGGTGGTGCTCTCCAGCGACAGGAACCAGCCATTGAGGCTGGGGGCGCCCTGGAACAAGGTGAGGTCGGGCGGAGCCATAGTCGGCCGCGCGACGAACTCGGCGGCTTCTAGGTCGATGTTTGCGGACTCCTTGGGCCTCAGCTCAGGCACGAACACGTCGCACGTCCACGTCGAGCTGCCGAACTTGCGGCCGATCAGGTAGCGGAAGTTCCCGGTCTTGCCTGAAGTCTTGCTGGGACACTTGTCGACGGTCGTTCGGAACCACCCGGAGAAGGGCTTGTCGCCCAGGTTGGACAGGTGGACGGGGATCATGACAGGGTCACTTCCTTCCAGATGGTGCCGTTAGAGAACCAGAGTTTGTTGGTGTCGATCGTGCAGGCGATGCATCGAGGGAAGGCCGAGGCAGTCGGCAGAGCTGCGGCGTTCGCATACTCCTTCGGCGCGAAGGGGCCTTGCGCGATCGCGCCGAAGTAATCCTTGACGACGGCGTCCCACCCTTCCATGGAGGTGACTAGGGCGTTCGGATCGATGTTGGGTCTGGTCATTGCGGCGTCAGTGTCAGAGTTTGGGGATCAGAGGAGAACGAGCCCTCGACGTGAACGACGGTGACCGCCCACGAGGGCAGGACGTCGAGAGCGCCCCGATCGGCGACCGGGATCGCGATCGAGTTGGTGGAGGTCTGGTAGGTCTTCGTCGGCGTCGAGACGAGGAAGTAGCCGCGCACGGGGCTCGTGCCGCACGGCGCCCCGAGGGGCTGTTCGCCGAAGCCGGTCTTCTTGAACTCGTCGGAGAAGTAGGACCACGCGAGGTTGATGTTGGCGGTGCCGACCGGGTAGGAGGTCGACAGGTTGGACTGCCGGATCGCCTGCACAGGCGGCGGCGTGAAGGCCCGCCCCTCTACGTCGATGTTCACGGGCTCGATGTCTGCCAGATCAGACTGCTTGTTCTTGGTGACAGCCTGGGTCTTGTATTGTAGAGGTTTCCCGGCCACGAACAACGTCGACTTGAGGGTGATGACGTAGGACGCCGGCAGGATCCAGAAGCCTGTGCCGATCGGGTGTGCCTGCTTCAGCGTCCCCGCGCGCCCGCGAATCAGCCCGGTGATGAAGTCGGGAGACCCAGGACCGCCGGTTTGCAGGTAGATCAGCTCGGTGCCGAGGATCATGATCTGCTTGCCGGCTCGCCAACTGTCCTCGTCCAGCGAGAGGTCCAGCACCGAGTTCGCGTCGATGCAGTCGAGGAAGTCGACGGCGTAGGTGCCCTCGTCGTAGTAGGGGGCGTCCGCCGGGATCTCCTCGATCAGCCGGCCGGAGATCACGAGGGGGCTCGTGCCCAGCACGGAGAACTGCTCGCCGTCGCGGGAACCCCAGACCATCGCGGAGACCGTCTGCTCGGTCTTCCTGGAGGCGAGGAACAGCATCTCGATCTCGCCGCTCGACAGCGCCCGCGGCAGCTCGAACACCTCGAAGTTGGCGAGCTGCTCGGCGGGGGTTCGATCGGGCTCGGTCAGCGTGCGCGCGGAGAACGGCGGCTCGATCAGGATCGGCGGGTTGTAGCAGTCGAGCACTGTGCCGAGCGTGACCATGCTCGTGTTGATGTCGCGCTGCACGTCCGTGATGATGAACTGCATGCCGTCGCCGGTCGTCGAGGCGGCGGTGAACCGTTGCCCAGGGCACGCCAGCGAAGCGATGTGGTTCATCGAGAACTGCGTCGCCGACAGGTTGGCGAGGGCCTCCTGTTGGCGCCGCGGCGCGATGCGGTTGATGGAGTCGCGGTCGTTGGTGACCTCGATCGGGATCTTGCGGCTGCGCTGGGTCTGGTATTCCTCGACCTGACCGGCGTCGATGACGCGCACCGGCACCTCGCGGTAGTTGCGCTCGCGGTCCTTGAACGTGAACGCCAGCACGTCGGCAGGGCGGATGCCCTGCACGGAGATGATCTCCGGGTCTTCGAGGATCATCTCGGCGGGCACGTCGGTCGTGGACTCCTCGTAGCGCACGAGGTTGAAGACGAACTTGCCGACCTGGACGTCCCAGGGGATGAACAGGCCCAGGTCTTGGAGGATGGCCGCCAAGGCGCTCTTGCCGCCTTCGCCATCCTTGACCGACAGGGCGCCACGGATCTTCTCCTTCTGAATGATCTCGGCAGCCACTTCGATCGATCTGGCATCGAACATCGAGCGATCCTTGCCGCATCCGTAGGGATACTTGGCGAACAGGATCTGATCGATCATGTGGATCGGGTTGACGCCGTCGGTGTTGATAGTGTCCACCGGGCGAGACTGGCCTGTCCTGAAGTCCAGTTGGCTGCCGCTTACGTCATTGGTAGTGACGTAGGGGTTCGATGAGTCCTGGTTCTTCAGGAAGTCAGGGTCGACTTCCGGCCCGAGCACCAGAATGGTGGCTCGGAACTGTCCCGTAGATCCGATCCTGTAGTAAGACTGGATCACCCAGTAGTATTTCCACTGGTTATTGTTGGGCAGGAACCAAGCAGTCCCGTTGGAGTTGTTGGATGTCCAGAACTTGACAATCCCACCTGCCGGATAGAAAGACGTCAGATCCCGTTGTGAGTTGTTTGTGTTTTTCTCTCGGATGACCACAGAGCGGGGAGCAAGAACCCCCAGCGTGGTGGGGCCAGCATCGAGCCCTGTCGGGGTTGAGGTGCCGATCCAGAACTCCGCTGGGCGGGTGCCATCCGGAGCACCCTGATTGACCGCAACCAGATCGGCCGTGCTGTCCGGTTGGATCCTGTCACGGAACGTAGGTTTGTTGTCCGTGCCGGTCAGCGGCACCTCCGACGCCGTCGTCGTGAGCTGCGAGTAGCAGGGGCACTTCACCTCGTATTCGAGGCGAGGCCACTGGCGGCTCTGGCCGAGGTTCTTCGACTTCCACAGGATCTTCATTACCCGCGTGTAGCGAACCGGCAGGCCGTGCGTCTTCGAGTTCTGGAGTTCGGTCAGGATCGGGTCGTCCGTGAACCCCCAGTGGACCTGGAAGTCGCCTTCGGAGCCGGCGGAGAGCGTCGAGCCCGACGGGTGCGTGTCCGGCGTGATCGGCCCTTGCCAGATGATCTCGCCGTTCTGGTAGATCGCGCGCAGCTCACTTGCAGGCCCGACGCACAGGAGGTGCAGCGCGTTCTCGAAGTAGCTGGGCGGGTTCGGCACACCGCCTCCGCCCTTCCCGAAGCTGCCCTGCGTGCCGATGCCGGCGGAGAGCGAAGGGATCAGGTTGCGGGTCAGCGGCGTGAGAGCGGCGACGCCCGCGGTGGCGTCCTCGACCCAGGCGAACACCGGACCGACTCGTTGGCGGCCGATGATGAGCGGGATGAAGGCGCCCTGGGTGGCGACGCTCTGGAGCGCGTCGTCGAGGTTGGCGACCTTGGGCTTCTTCTGGGTCAGCAGCAGCGCCGCGGAGACCAACAGGGCGGCGATCTGAATGACGGTGATGACATCGACACCGTAAGCTAGCATGGCCACTTCTCCATCTTGTCCGAGGCGCGGTAGATCCCCACCAGCATCTCGCTAGATGGCATCCCGTATCCGGTAAAGTTGACACCGACGTTGCTGCACTGCCAGAGCTTGCCTTTCTTGCCGGCAATCAGCAGGTGCGACGTCGTAGGGGTGTCGGACACTGGCCCGGTAAGAACCAGATCACCTGCTTGCACGGTCCCGTCCTCGACGCGCGCGTGCGAAGGGTAGGCTTCGAGCAGCGCCCGGCCCGCCTTCATCACGCCGCGCCGGTTGTGGACGCATGCGTCCGGCGGCAGGCTCTTGAGGTTCTTGCTGAACTCGATCCCGTAGAGTTCGTCGAGCACCGCGGCCACGAAGTGGACGCAGTCCACCCCGCCACGGGCGCCCTTCACGCACCGATTCAGCTTGTAGGGCGTTCCGACCCAGGACTGGCACACCGTCTCGACAGCCTGATCCCAAGGCTTGGGGTCGAAAGTGAAGGGGAGAATGACTGTCCCAATCATTCTATTCTCTGACTTCGAGAGTGGGGTTGTATGCGGGGATCCCAAAGCCGAGCCCTCCGAAGTTGTTGAGGTTGTTCCGTTGAGTGCATGCCACGGCGGTTCTCGGGCACCCAGGGACCAGCAGGATGGCCCTGCCGGGCGTCTCCCACGACAGCGGCGGAACGCGGTTGAGCACGAAGTTGTGAGTGCCGGTTTCCCACTCCTGGATGGGGATGCGGACCCCGTCGGCCTCCAGGAACGAGCGGACCCACCACCCCTCTGGCTGCGTGAACAGCGCGTCGTTGGTGACCCCCGGCATCAACGTTGAGTCGATGTTTATCGTGATGAGGCGGGAGTTGCGGTAGCTGGAGGGGGTGTAGCGCACCCACGCGCGACGGATCTGCCCGGTGTAGGGGCCTGGGCCCGAGAAGAACTGCGAGGTGTCGATCCCGCATTGAGGGCCGAAGATCAGGTCGCAGTCCGGGTCTGCTCGGCGCCCGAGGGAGACGTCTTCGAGGCGGTAGTGGAGTTCGGGCAAGAACTCCAATTCGATCTGCTGCCTCTTTTTGGAGGGGTTCTTTCGAGACTTGTCCAAGATACCAGCATACAGATGCTCGTAGACAGTCTCGTCCTTGGTCGCCTGTCGGATCGACGTGATGAACACCTTCACCAGGGGCGAGCTGCGCAGAGACCCGAGCATTTCCGCGAGGGCGCGGATGTCCGTGTTCAGGGTGCGAGCCAGGGGCAGGGTGATGATGCACGGCTCCTCTTCAAGGCTGATCCCCTGCTTGGGCAGCTTGATGTCGATCGCCGGCTCGGGGGTGTAAGTCTGTCCGTCGAAGAAGATAGGCGACTTGTTCAGCGTGGCGTGAGCTTGCAGCGGCCCAGCAACCAACTTGATTAGGACGGTGGACTGCTTCTTGGCGAACGATAGAGCTAGGAAGCCCATGACTAATACATAGACGACGGTTCTTGCGTCGTCCTATAGATGTCCGCAATCAGCTTGTGGGTCTGATTGAGTTCAGACAACGACAGCGGACGGTTGTAGGACAGCACCATGTTGGCGCAGCCGAACTTGCCGAACGCTTGAGCGATGGTGGCGGCGCTCACAGCATCCGGGATCGAGAACCCCTCGAACCATTTCGACTGTGTGTAGGTTGTGATTGTCGGCAAGGACAGCGAGACCATCGCCGACAGAGCCTTCGCACCGTTCACCCAGACCCGGAAGTGGTCTGGGACGCCATCGCGATCCCACCGGAACGTCATGTAGACGGTGTAGGGCAGGGTGGAGATGTCGATCGTGATCGGCACCGAGTTCGACGCTCCGCCGGGAAGCGCGCGGCGCACCGCGGCGCGATTGGCGACGCCGTTGCGGTCGGCATGGAACTCGATGAACGCCCCGTCGCTGCCTTCGATGTGGAACAGCGTCCGCAACGACGCAGGCGACGTGAGAGCCCGAGGAGTGAACACCAGGAACAGGGTCCAGCCGTTCGGGCCCCACAGGTGCCGTTGGTTCGGCGGCAGCTCGCTGGTGACCTGGGTCTCGAACGAGAACCGGGGAGAGAGGATCGAGGGCTGGCGGTTGTTCTGGAACTGCTGGGGGAACAGGATCAGCGTCGGCAGCGAGAACCCGCCGACGGCCACCGTCTCGAACCGCTTCTCCAGGGGCTGCGGGGCGAGGGTTCGATCGGGACCGGGGCTCGTGTCGTCCCAGAAACGGATCACTTCCGAGCCAGAAGGCCACGCAAAGGATGGGATCACCCCGTCCGGGGTGCCGCCCGAGCCCGCGCGCAGGAGCAGGTTGCACCCTGGGATGGTCAGGAAGCTCGGGTTCTGCTGCTGGTAGGAGATCCCCGACGGCCCGTTCACGCTCGCGAAGCTGGGGGTCTCGACCACGGAGAACTCGATCGTGCAGACCCCGTCCGAGACCCAGGTCTCGGTGACCACGTCGTCTTCGAACTCCGCGATGAAGATCGGAACGGCGGCAACGAAGTTGGTGTCCGGGAGCGCCGTTGAGAGGGTGATCTCGAAGGATGTGGAGATGTCAGCGACGGAAGAGACGCCACGAACCACCATAGTCCCGTCATCTCGGATCAATGCAACGCGGCGATGGTATTTCTGAACGTGGTTGGCGTCCCCGCACGGCTTGATACGGACCTTATCTAGCGTGGGGAGGCTGAGGAGCGTCCAGGGGCGCTGTGGATGCAGGAAGTAAAACGTGCCTGCGCGACCCTGCATGGAGTCGAACCACCGGAGGATCGCCCACGACCGCTCCCTGTTATGCCCGGTGAGCTTGAACCCGAAGCGGTGGTAGGCGTCGCCTTTGGCTTCCTGGATGGTGGAGCGCCCAGCGGCGTCTGAAGCGATGTCGCGGAGCAGTTCTACCTCGACCCCCTCGGCCCAGTTCGGGTCGAACGGGAACACCGGCAGGTTGTCGATGACCGGGCCGTAGGGAGAGAGGATCTCTCCCGTGTCTGGCCAAGTCGGCGGCCACAGAGCAGGCAGGGTGCAAGCTCCTTCCAGCTCCTCCCACGAGAAGGCGACTTCAAAGACGTCGTCCTTCTGACTCGTGCCCGATGTGGAGGGCACCAGCTCGACGTCCATGCAGGGGCAGACAACGTCCACCAGAGGCACGGGAGTCCGGGTAGTTGAAGAGTCGTAGGACACCCTCATCTCGTTGGGGGTGATCTCGACGATGGTGGCGAAGATCACGCTGTTCGCGGATCTTTGAGGCAGCACCATGGAGGGGAAGATCGCCACTCTCCCATCCACAAAGAACCGCTTGAACCTGAAGTCTCCGAAGAGCGTCCCCCCTGACTGAGCATCGATGACTGCGTGATCGCAGTGCAGAGGGACAGGCGAGCCCAGATACTCGGTGTAGGCTAGGGCCGATTGCAGGATGGCATGAGACTCTTCACGGCTCATACCTACGACCCGGATGCTGAGGGATCGAGAGGGACGGGAAGAGAGGGCTAGCTTATCAGGGGTGCGAGAAACCGACGACGTCGTGATGTCGGTAGACCATCGAGTCTTCAGAACAACCTCGGTCGCCCAATCGTTCGAGAAGATCAGGGGGCTGACCGGGATGCCGCCGATGCGGGGCAAGGGCACTGGCTGGGGCCTCTCGGTGGCCAGAGCCAGGGTGTCGAACGTTAGCGAGGATGCTCTCACGACAGGCGGAGATCGATGGTAGCCGCTGCCTGCTCTGGCGTCAGCGGCTTTTGCTTCACACCGCGAACCGCCGTCCAGGCGAAGCCATTGGGGAGGGGGATCGATCCACCGAGCGACGTCTCCAAAGTCTGGCCAACTGCCGACTCCACGGCGCCTGCCATGGACGCAGCCAGCACGGCGTCGTTCACCATCCCGGACCGCGAAGAGAAGAGCTGGCTGAAGCTCACCGATTTTCCAGGAGTGGCAGTTGCCAACCAGCGGTTGTCCGGAGACAGGAGCGATGACTCGTCCCGGATGTGGGAAGCGAAGTCCTGTGCATCAGCCCACACCTCGAAGAACCTATCCCCCAAGACGTTCAGACCCCTCATGGCGATGTGGACACCGTCGCTCAAAGGCAAGTCGTCAACATTGATGAGGGTGCCCTTTACGTTCAGGATGGGCGCCATCAGCTCTTGTCTCGCTCTGATGGATTCGACCATGAACGGGAACACGGGAATCATGTTCTTGTGGATCCGCACCGAGTTCAGCGTGATCGGGATCGGGGCCAACTGGGCGGCGAAGCCAAGCAGCACGTCGAGGGTCCACTCCACGAACAGGCCAGGGAAGGTAGCGGTCGACGAGACCAGCAGGGTCTCGGTTTCTCCCTGATACCAGAACAGGTGGATTCGACGGATAGCCGAGGGGCCGCCGAGCGCGGCGATCCCCGCGTTGACGGCGTCCAGGAACTGGTAGAACAGGCCCCCAGCAGCGGAGGGGTGCCACGAGTTTCCGGGGCTCCCTGGGCTGACGGTGCTGCCGCCCGCGGCGATCTGCATCACCCGAACCGGGGTCGTGTTTGGGATCCCCGACTGCTCGTATAGCTGGGCCACCCGTTCGGCGAACTGCATGGTGGCGCCGACGTAGGGGAGCCGAACGCTCGTCGGGTAGTAGAGGTGGCCCCAGGCATTCGTGGCGGCGTTCAGGGGTTCCCAAGCATTGGTAGCTGTGTTCCAGATCGGAACCGAGGGGTTTGGGCTACGCCAAGTAGAGCCAGTGTATGGAGGCATGCCCAACCCGTCGGCGTTGCTTTGCCCGCAGATAATCACCAGATCATACTGCCCGTCGGTAGTTGCTCCCCAACCCATCTTGGTCAGGTCCACCTCACCGGGGTAGAGCTTGTTGGAGAAGCTTCTTCCCAGAAAGGTGGTGAATGTCTTCGACGACCCTGCGTTGTCCAAGACATACAGGTCGGCCATCCGGAACAGGGCGGGGGTGGCTGCGCCGAAGGTGAGGTAGGTGTGGTTCCAGGAAGACCCAGGGGCAGCGTCCGAGTTCAGGTTTTCGGTGCGGTCCAGCTCGACTCCGTCCACGCAGAACGCACACATCCCCAGGGTGGAGTGGAAGCGGACCTGGAACTCCAGGAAGTGCCACGTATTCCACGGCACGATGCCGGTCTTCAGCAGCCGGTCGGAGTTCGCCAGGAACGCCAGATCCGGGCGCTGGAACTCGAAACGGTATCCGGTGGCCTCCGTGCGAAGAACGACGCGCGTCTTCGGTTGGTCGCCGGAGGTCCGGAACTGAAGGAGGACGGTGCCATCGAGAGGGGTCGATGCCGTCTCGATCTTCATCAGGAAGCCGACCGTCGCGGTGTCTCCTGTGGCCGGCGAGTGGGGGACTCTCAGGATGCCGAGGGCCGTCGCGATCGCCCGCTTTGTGGGTCTCTCGTGTGCCTGCCCTGAAGTGATGTTGAACGCGCCTCCTTTGTAGTGGAGGTTCAGGAAGGTGCTTCCTGCCGCGTAGTCGAGACTGTCGTTCCAGAGCAGGGTCATGGTGCCTGATCGATGCCGAGGGCCGCGCGCATGCCTCCCCGACGACGGCGCGAGTAGCGGGTCAGGGCCTCGGGGCCTGATGCGAACGCCCGGTCGAGAGTCTGCTCGTCGAAGAAGTTGACCGAGTTCACGACCATCCGCGACGTCGATCGGGAGGAGGCAGCCGCCCGCCCGCCTGTCGCGAAGCTGACCTTCGGGGAGGGCAGCGTCTTCGGGCCGCCGCTGAGGCGGAGAGCATCCGGGTTCAGTTGGCGGCGGTTCAGCATGTCGAACAGCCGGTCGCCGTAGAAGCGCACGGCCTCGGGCCGAATCACCCACTCGCCCGAGCGCAGCCACGCGGGGATGGTGTCGCGCGAGTCCACGCCGCGCGGGCGCCCGCCGACGGAGAAGCCCGGTGCGTTTCGGTGGGTGACGCCGAGGTTCGGGAACAGGATCTTCCTCGCCTTGTCCGCGCGACCGCCGGTCGCGAGGGCCCCGCCCGCGGCTCCAGCGACGCTGGCTGCCGTGCTCGCTCCCTGGGCTCCACGGGCAGCTCCGATTGCCGCGAGGGCTGCGGTAGCCGCCGCGGAGATGGCGCTCGTCATGGCCGTGGTAGCGGATCCGAGTACGGTCGCGCCGGTGCTGAAGGCCGTCGTGACGCCCGTGGCTGCGGCGGTGATCGGTGTCGCTGCTGCCGCGGCGCCGGAAAGCGTCTGTGTGAGACCGACGCCAAGCGATTGGAGCAGGCTGGCGAGGCCCTGCTTCAGCACTTCCGTGAGCAGGCCCTGGCCGAGCTGAAGAGCGAGGTTGCCCAGCGACTCCCGCAGGTTGAAGTTGCGGCTCGGGTCGAAGGCCGCGACCACCGACTCGGAGATCGCCCGCCCGCCGAACTCGGTGACGCCGTTTGCGAGATCCTGGCCGAACCGCTCGCCGATGTTGAACGACGACTGGTTGTCCTTGATGAAGTTCTCCAGCCCGAAGCTGGTCCCTTGTGTCGTGGTGCCGGAGACGCGGAGCTTGGCGAGCTGCTCTTCGAGTCGCGCGCGTTCGCGGAGCTTCCCGTTGGCCTGCTTGACCAGATTCAGTTCCTCGACCCGCTTCGCGATCTGCGTGCTGACCGCGAGCGCCGCGACTTGAGCCTCGACCGTCCGCTCCTTTTCCAGCTCGACCTTTTGCTTGCCCAGCTCGTCGAGCCCCCGTTGAAGCTCCGTCTCTTGTCGCAGGGTGGAAAGCAGCGTCTTCGCCGTCTGAGCCTTCTGATCGAAGAAGGCTGCCTCGACTACGGAAGCAGTCTGGAACGCGGCGACGGCGTTCTGTGCCTCTTGCAGGGCTTGAGCTTGCTCGGGGATGCGCAGGCTGGTTTCAAACTGGTCCTGATCGGCAAGCGTTTTCGTGATCTTGGCAATCTCGATTTGCTTGTCGCCTATGAGAGCGTTTTCTTTTTCTTCCAGGCCCAGTAGGCGCTGCTTTGTAGCTTCCTGTTCGCCATATAGTTTTTGAGCCCGTTGATTCAGGCTGACCTCTTCATCGATTGCGTTATTTTTGGACTTCTCTAGGTTGAGTATGTCTCCTTGTAGGAGCTTTTCCTGGTTTCTTAGACTGCGCTTGGTATCGGCAGAGAAGTCCGTCTTCTTGAGATTGGCAAGGGATGCCTGCACTTCTGCAAGTTCAGACTTTTTGGTGTTGATAAGCCTTTCAAACTCCTTCTGAGTTGCGGCCAGGGCAGGACTCATGTCCACGGAGCGGGCAACAAGCTTGTCCAGCTCTTGTCGCTGCTTGGCGGCAAGGGCCGTAAGATTCGTGATCTCTTGCTTGGTCTTTCGCACCTCTTCGGTGTTCAGCAGGTCGCGCGTGAGCTGGATGCGCGTCGTCGCGATTTGTGCGGGGATCTGCGGCAGGCCCTGCGACGCCTTCGATATCTGAAAAGACGTCTCCAGATCGAAGCGCGTTTGTTTGGCTTTTTCTCTAACGGCCTCAAGATCGGAGATCAGGGCGCGGAAGTCGTTCTCGACCGAGCCGAGGCCGGATTCGGCGGGCGCAGCGAGTTCTTCCTTCAGGCCCTTCACCGAGTCCGAAACGCCGAACACCTTCTCTTTGAGGGCGGTGAAGGCGTCGCCGATCTTGTCGGTAAGGCTGAAGTTCACTCCGAAGGCGGAGAGGAGTGCGTCGAGCCCGGAGATGGCCACCGCGATCAACAGAAGAGGCGTGGCCAGTCGCGCCAGTCCGGCGACCAGGAGCGCCAATCCCTTTCGGGCCCCTGTCAGGGACGTTGTGACGGTCCCGGTGGCAGCGTCGATCGCCACTTGCAAGCCGAGCCACTGGACCAGCAAACCTCTGATCCGTCCCAGTGATCCGATGATCTTGCTGAAGACGAAGAAGGTCAGACCCATCTTGGCGGCAATTCCGGCAACGCCCTTGCCGAGATCCCCGAACAAGCCGGTCGCCTCTCTCACCGAGATGAGGAGGTCTGAGAACAGTTTGACGATGCCGCCAAGGATGTTGAAAGTCGGCGACGCAATATTGAAGAACACCGTGAAGGTGTTCGCCAAGGCAGTCGCTACCGTGCCGATCACATTGCCGATCGTAGATAGGGTTGCTGCGAACCCCTTGATGTCGATCTGAGCGAACGCCGTCCGGATGCCGCGGACGCCCTGCGCGAGGCCCTCGAACAGGCCGCGGAACGCCGCCAGCACGCCGGGGTCGAAGACGACGGCATCCTGCGTCGTCGAGAAGATCGCGTCCTGGACCTCCTTCAGGCCGGCCTTCAACTGCTCGAACAGCGGTTGACTCGACGTCGCCAGGAGTTGCTTGAAGGCGTCGCTGGCGTTCGACAACTGCGCTGTGAACGTGTTCAGCAGCAGCTTGCCGGTCTTGCTGATCGCCGCGAAGCGCGTCTGCAAGAACTCGAACAGCGTGCCGAGTTCCTTGGCCCGGTTGATGTCCTCATTGCTGATGCCGAGGGCGGTCGCGATGCGCGTGTTGCGCGGCGTGATGGTGCCCTGGAACAGCGCGCGGATTTCTTCGGCGAGATGGTCTTGCGCGAGCCCGAGGCCGGTCGCGGCTTGCGAGATGTCGACCGTGACCTTGCGGATCTGGTCGAGGGTGAGGCCCGACTGGATGCCCGGCGCCACCGCGGTGGAGAAGGCCCGCGACAGCTCGTCGTAGCTGGCGGCGGTGAGCAGCGCGTCCCGGCGCAGCTTCTCCATCTGGTTGATGGCGATGTCCTGGGCGCGCAGAACCTGTTCGTCGAGCCCGAGACGCTGGGCGTTCGGGCCGCGGACTTCACCGGCGGCGGCGATGAGGCCGGCCATGCCGACGCGGGCGGTTTCGAGCTGGGCGTTGAACTCGATCGCCCCCGAGATCATGTTCTTGAAGCCGTTCGCGACCGCGCGCGCCGCCGCGAACACCGCGAGGATGCCGACGAGGCGCCGGAACGTGAACGAGATGCGGTTGAAGGTCCGGTCGGACTTCTCGGCCTCCTGGTTGGCGTCCAGCAGCTCGCTGCGCATCGAGTTGGTCGACGTGGTGACCTTCTTGTTGGCGGTGTCGACGCCGAGCAGCGCGTCGGTGCGATCCTTCAGCGCCTTGCGTGTCAGGGCCGCCTGCGCGCGTCGCTGCGCCTCTTCCTCGCCCGCTTGGGTCAGCTTCCCGTCGGTCGCGAGGATCGGCTTGCCTGCCGGGTCCAGGCCCTTCGCCGCGAGACCCTTGCGCGTGGCTTCGGCGATGCCCAGCTTCTCGACGGCCTTGGCGACGCGCTCGGCAGCGGTCGCTTCGAGGTTGAACAGCTTCCGTCCGTCGGCGGAGACCGTCAGGCCCAGCTCGGCGGCCTTGTTGCGGAACGCGCGCTTCGCCGCCTCGTTCTCCAGTTGCTTGGAGAGGGCCTTCAGCGCCGAGGTTTCCGCGCGGGTCTGGATGATTCTCGGGTCGGCGCTGCGCCGCTGCTGCTCCAGGGCCCTGGTCTCCGCCGCGCGAGCGACCGCGAGCCGGTTCGCTTCGCGTGCGAGGGCGTTGAAAGCCTCTGCCTGGACCTTCGCGTTGGTCGCGATTGCCTGCTGACGGGGAGCCTCGCGGTTGAGCTTGGCGAGGGACTTGGCCAGCTCTTCGTTCCCCGCCGCGGCTTCCTTGATGGCGGCCTTCGATACTTTGAATCGGCCACCCATGGCCTCGACCTCGGACTTGAGGTCGAGGAAGCCGCGCCGGGCCTTGCTAATCCCGCTTCGGAGGTTTTCCAGCTCGCGCTCGAAGTTGCCTTCGATGTTGAACTGGTAGATATCTTCAAACCTATCTACCACTAGCTGCCTCCGAAAAGTTTACTGAGTTTGCTGACGCTCTCCTTGATCTTTCTCTCTTCTGCTACTTCAGGATCCTCGTTGGAGATGCTTTCAAGTAGCTTCTTGAACTCTTTGGCATCGGCTCCGAAGGCATTTCGGAGGATGACAGCTTGTTCGGTAAGCTCTGCATTCCGGGCACGTCTACAGACGTCAAGGAGCCTGTCGAAGGAGAAGATGTCTAGGTTGAGGAGATACTCTCTGTCGAAGCGGTAGGTGACTATGCCTGTGACGAGGGAGTATTCGACGTCGAGCCAGAGCTGGTCGTCGGCTCGGTCTGTTGCGACTCCTTGGGCGGCTCGTTTGGCGGAGGACTTCCGAAGCTCCCTCGGATCACGAGTCCCACTTCCTCCGCCTTCTGCCTCAAAGGGTCGAAGAGTTTCTTGTTGGCCTTGGCCACCCCGGCAAGCATCTCCATGAAGACGGGGGCTGGGATGTCGCGGAGGAAGGACTGCGTGTCGGTCTTCCGGTCAGGGAAGTCCTCGCGCATCGAGTCGATCACCAGTTCGGCGAGCACCTTGGCGGAGCCGTCGTTGAAGACGCCTTCCATGAGCTGCTCGATGGCGCCCTGGCGCTGTTCGAAGCGGAGCTTCGCGAGGTCGCTCGTGATCGGCTGCGTCGAGACCTTCTGGTGCTCGCCGCTCTTGACGACTTCGGAGCCAATGTCGTTCTGCGAGTTGGAGAGCAGCGCCGCCAGGGCCTTGGCCAGGGGCTTCGCGAGACCGCGGAGCTTGAACAGGGTGCCGACGCTGATCGGCCAGAACTTGTGGGACTGCCCGTCGATTTCGTGTTCGACGGGCTCGGGGGTTGTGAAGGGTAGAGGCATA